TGGTGGCAAGGTCCCAGGACCTTGGTGGGCAAAAGCGTTAGGAGCTGTTATTGGTGGTGCTGCAGGTGTAGGCATAGCTGATTATGGCTATGAAGTTCAATTAGATATAATGAACAAAGCTGGCACAGCAAAAAAGTTTTTAAAAAACAGTGATAATCAAATATTAGAAACAATGTCTGCTGCGATACCAGAAAGATTAACGTTTGGTCCTGAAGGTATTAATCGTCCTGATCAAGCAACAAGAATAAAAGGTGCATTAAAAGATGCAGCAATTGATGGTGCAATATCCAGCGTGTTTTTTGGAGCAAGACCTGCTTATTACGCAACAAGAAGATTTATAGGTGGTAATGTATTTGGTATGTTTAAACCAAGAGCAGGATCTAGAGTCCCTGCTGGTCAAGAAATATTAGATGCAGAACAAAGATTATATCAGTCTGGTAAATTTTCTACCATGCTACAAGAAGATCCATTAACAAAAGAATTTATAGAAACAGCTGTTGGAGGGAGATCACAAAACATACAATTAAATATTCCTTTAATTGGAAATCTAATGACAAGATTAATGAGAAGCCCTGTCTTTAATTTTTTAAGTCCTTCAGATTTAAAAACACCTTTAAAACAAGTAGGTGATTTATTACCACAAACAGAGAAAATGATTGGTACAAACGTACAACGATCTGATGTTGGTTCCCCTATGTTAGCAGGTATCTCGAAATTATTAGGACGCGCACCTGTCATAGGTACAAGAATATATAAAAACAAAGCAGATCAAATGAATGCTTACATGGACCTTGGTGGTAGCATAATACAAAAATTAACGTTTGCTCCAATATTAAATGTTGCTGAACATGGTGCTAAAATATCAGGATTAGGTGGTGCTGCTGCAAGAGGATTTAGAGATGCAGCTGCAGAAAAACAACAATTATTATTAGAGTCAGCTAGAAAATATGGCGCTGTTGTAGATGACTCTACATTAGTTGGTGAAGCAAAAAGAATATATCAAAGAGCTTTAGCGCAAAGACAAATTGCTCCTACAGACCAAGGCACAGCTGCAGTTAGTAAAGCAGTTCCAGAACCTTTTATTGATTTTTTAAAAACTCAAGTTATAGATCCTGGTATTGCAGGTGCTAGAACAATAGAGCAATACTATGGTCTTCGTGATCAAATGGATAAGTTGTATAATAAGTTTTTAAAGAATGCAGATGGTGAAAGCCAGGCAGATATTTTAAATATATACAAAGCATGGGAAGCTGACATTGGTAACTTATCAAAGTCAGGCATACCTGAAGTAGAAAAATTATGGCGTGATTATGAAAAGTTTGTAAGCAACGGCATGATGATGTTTACAACAAAAGCAGGTAAGGCTGTAGCTGGGCCCGTAGAAAGATTTGGCATGGCTATCAACGTTGATCCAGATCGTCAAGCAACAAATATATTTGAAACAGTTATTGATATAGCTAAAAAAGATCCAGCTAATGCTGCAACAAATTTAGCAACAATGAAAAACATTGTTGGTGATAAAGCATACTATGAAGGGTTAGGTATTTATCTTAATAAAGTATTTAACAATTCTATTGTACAAAGAGATGGCGCAGAATTATTTGATGGAGAAATATTCAGACGTGCACTTGGTTTAGGTAAAGGCAACCCACTTAAAACATTATTTGAAAAAGCATTACCTGGACCACAGGTATCTAAAATAGTAGTACGTGATGGACAAACAGGAATAGTAAAAGAATTTGACAACGTTAATTTTAACGAAGGATTAAAGGCAGTAAAATATGATACGCCTGCAGGTTTAGTTGGTAAACAAGCAGCACAATTACCTAATCTAAAGGATTTAGAAGACTTTGCTACACTAATGACTGCGGCAGCAGCAAATGGTATACCAGAAATAAGTACATTCATGGCACGTCGTGCAGTAATGGGTGGTATACGTTCAGGTATTAAATCTGCTCTACCTACATCAGCATTAGGATTACAAACAAAAACAATAGGGGGTGGTGCACTTGCAGCTTTTGGAAGTGGCTGGTTAATACCAGCAGCACTAGCATACGGTGTGCGATACATGGGTGGCATTATAACAAGTCCTCCTTCTCTTCGTGCATACAGAAACATATTAGATGATACATTACCAGAGCAAGTTAGACTTGCTAACTTTACTCGTCTTGTAAGATTACGTCCTGAAGAATGGCAAGAGTTTGACCGTGAATTAGCAGAGGTTGAAAAAGGACAACGATACAGAGAACAAGTTGGTCAGAGCATGGCACCCGCAAGAAATGCATTAGAGATATTTGGTGAAGCTGGTAAAGATCTTTTAGATAAAGGTAAAGGAGCGGCAGATACTTTAATGGGTACACCAGGTGAGTCGCCTGCGATGAACATATTAGATAGAATACAAAATCCTCCGCAACCAGATTCAAATTATTTTGCAGATGAAGTATCAAGTATTGGTTCTTCTATATTACAAAACCCTAACATGAACCCTGCAGCTGCAGCTTCCTTGTATGAAGGAAACTTGGACCAAGCACTCGCTAATCGAGTAGCACCACGTATGGCAGCAAAGGGTGGAATAATATCTTTGGTAAGTTAATGAGTGTAAGAGACGCAATGTGGATCATAGGAATCTTTATAGCATTAGGTGCTACATGGGGCATGACATCACAGCGTATCAATGCAATGGAACGTGACATAGACAGAATAGAAGAAGCACTTATTTTGTTTACAAAAATGGAAGCTAGAATAGCTGTCATAGAAAACGAAGTAAAAAACATAAATAAAAAATTGGATGATTAATATGATTGACATGGATAAACTTTTAGAATCAGTGAAGAAACACGAAGGGTACCGTAACAAGGTATACCTTGACACTCTAAACAAAAGAACCGTGGGCGTGGGCCACCTGTGTGTAGAAGACTTTTGGGAAGACGGGAAAGAGTATGATGAAGATTTCTTAATGGGTATACTAGAAAAAGATTTACAATCTGCAATTGATCAAGCAGATGATATGTGTAAAGGTTTAACAATAAGTGATGATGCAAAAATTATAATCATCGAAATGATTTTCCAGCTTGGGGGGACAGGAGTTTCCAAGTTCAGGAAAATGTGGCAGGCTCTTCAGCAAGATCCACCTGATTACGCTGAAGCGTCTGTTCAAATGCTTGACTCACGTTGGGCAAAACAGACACCCAACAGAGCTCAAGAAATGGCTAGGCATATGTCGGAGTGTATGGTATAAGCCATAGTGCAATTAATTAAGAAATATAATTACGCAGAACTAAAACGCAAAGAAGGGGATGGAAGATTATATCTTACACCCGATGGCGAAGCATTGCCATCTGTTACAACTATACTTTCTAAAACAAAAGATAAAACATTTTTAAAACAATGGCGTGCAAAAGTAGGCGAAAAAAAAGCAGAAGAAATAATTAAGAGTGCAGGTCAGATTGGCACCGCGCTCCACCTATATATAGAACGTTTTGTGAACGGAGATAAATACAAAGATCTTACAGAAATAGGTGTGCAAGCAGAAAAAATGGCACAAAAGATTATTGATGAATCATTTAAAGATATAACGGAGATATGGGGATCAGAAGTGCACTTATATAATCCTGGTAAATATGCAGGAACTGCAGACATGATTGGTGTGTACAAAGGCAGACCAGCTATTATGGATTTTAAACAAACAAACAGACCAAAGAAACGTGAATGGGTGCAGGATTATTTAATGCAGCTTGCAGCGTACGCCGCGGCCCACAATTCTATATTTGATACAGAAATAGACCAGGGTGTAGTTCTTATGTGTTCACGTGATTTAACATTTCAAAGATTTGAGTTGACTGGTGAAAAATTTGTACGTGCAACTAACGCATTTATGAAAAAACTAGATGCTTACAATGAAAGCATAATTTAAATCCACTCGGATAATTCTTCTCCACTAATTTCTTTAGCAATATTTACTTTATTTTTAAGAGCTTTTATTATTTTTTCATCCACAGTTTTCTTTGCTACCATATCAATATATAATACAGGATTAACTTGTCCTATACGATGTGCACGGTCTTCTGACTGTATTCTTTTTTCTAAATCATAATTATTAGAATAATATATTACTGTGCTGGCTGCTGTTAATGTAATACCATAACCACCTGTTTGTGTGTTACCTATAAAAAAACGACAATCATTTTTTTTATTTTGAAAATCATATATACAACGTTGTCTATCCTCTGCCTTAGTTGCACCATAGTATGTGCAATATGAAGTAGGCCCATATTCTTTTTTTATAGCCGCTTCTATATTTAATATATCGTGAATATAATTTGCCCATATAATTGCTTTACCTGTAGTCTCTGATAATACTTGCATCAATTCATCTACACGATTGTTTTTAAGATTTAACGTTTCACCACTATCCGTTTTCATATGTCCACATGTTATTTGATGTAATCGCATTAGTTGTGTAAGCACGTTAACGGCTGTTAATGATTCGCCTTTTAGTATAGTCATGGCATTAGTTTTCATCTCCTGGTACGCTGTCATTTGTTCATCAGTTAACTCTATTTCACGTTTAACAAATGTTTTTTCTGGTAAATCAAGGCAATCTTTTTTAAGAATACGGTAAGAATGTGGCGATACCAGTTGTCCTAACTGAGCTAAGTTTTTAAATTTAACTATTTTTTGATATTTATGTGTGCCACCTGCTGCATTAGCCGTGATAACAACTGCATAGCGAGTTCTAAATGCATAAAAACTTTGTTGCCCTAATATTTCTGGGTCAAGGAAATCCATCTGTGACCACAGATCCATAGGTGATTGCGTCACCGGTGATCCTGTAAGTATTCTTCTATACTTTGCTTCTTTACCAAGCCCTAATATATTTTTAGTTCTTTTAGCTTGTGGATTTTTTATTGTAGTGCTTTCATCTATTATCATCATAGATTTACCAATCAAAAATATTTTAGCAAATTCTACACCTTTTTTTGTTGACAAAGCTTCTACATTCATAACCATTATTTTAAATCTAAAATCATTTAGATCTTTTATGTTTTTTAATTGTTGTTTGTATTCTGCACTTGTTGATTGTTTCCATGCCACTACATTTTTTTCTATGTAGTCAGGCATGTGTGTAGGTATTTCTTGATCTACCCAATTCATGTACGTGCCTTTTGGTGCAATAATTAATGCCCTATCAATTTTACCTTTGTTATATAGTATGCAAGCATTGTCTAATGCAATTTTAGTTTTACCTGTGCCCATCTCTGCAAAGATAGCAAACGCTTCTTTATTCCAGCATTTTTTTAGCGCATCTTTTTGATGCTCATAAGGCTCAGTTTTAAATTTGTACATTTTTATTTCTAATGTTGACTTTATATATAACATGATCTATATGAGAATCAAGAAATAAAATTATGACAGTTTACGTACTACAAGAAATGGGTAGAAACATTAGGTCAGCCGAAAAGTTTGGTGACCTAAAAGTATTACTACCAGATAATAAACAGATAGTTTTATCTTCTGGACCACTTACTCATAAGTTAAAAAAAGAGTTATCCACATTTAATGATGATGACTATTTGCTTTTGATTGGTGACCCTGCTATTATTGCGTTAGCTGGCGCGGTTGTCAGTGATGTTAATAGAGGCAGGTTTAAAGTGCTGAAGTGGGATCGTGATGAAAAACGATACTACGATATAGAAATAGATTTGAGAGGTTAATATGACAAGTTTAGATCCAAAAGATTTACTTACCCAAATGCAGCAAGATTCGGGGGCCACGGCCCAGGACAACATGGGTAAAATAGGTGCTGTTGCAAATGATGTAGCAGATACTGATCAAGAAATTGCTAATTTAGAAGAGCAACTTAAAAAGAAAAAAGATTATAAAAAACATTTAGCAGAGAATGTTTTGCCTAACCTATTTGCAGAAGTAGGTTTGTCAGAATTAAAATTAGCTGATGGTAGACACTTAAAAGTTTCCAACTACTATGGTGCTTCGATCAAAGATACTAAGAAAGAAGCAGCTTTTAGTTGGCTAAGAGACAATGGATTTGGTGATTTAATAAAGAACCAGGTCAGTTGTAGCTTTGGAAGGAATGAAGATGAGAAAGCTAAGTCATTGATAGATACTTTGAATGATCGAGGTTATCAATCAATGCAACGTGAATGGGTCGAACCTTCCACCCTTCGCGCATTCATACGAGAGCAACATGAAGCAGGTAAGGAATTACCTATGGATTTGTTAGGCGCTTTCGTAGGACAAAAAACAACGATAAAAGACTAATAGGAGAACGGCCAATGGCAAAAGCACAGGCAGTCGCTACTAAAGCGGCAAAACTAGATCTAGCAGTTCTTGCTAGTGACTCAAAAGATGCGAGTGGTTTCGGTAATCTTGACATGTCAAGAGATATTGCAATCCCTTACATCAACATACTACAATCTAATAGTCCACAACTTAATCCGTCAAAAGCGGAATATGTTGAAGGGGCTAAAGTTGGACAGTTTTATAACACTGTTTCACAAGAAGTCAGTGATTCACTAAACGTGATTCCTGTTCTTTATCAACTACGATACGTAGAATGGAAACCACGTGAGCAAGGTGGAGGGTTCGTAGAATCACATCACGCTGATAGTGGTATCTTAAGTAAAACTAAACGTGATCAAATGACGTTTAAAGATACATTACCTAATGGTAATTATATCGCTACAACTGCATATCACTATGTCTTAGTACAAGACAAAGGTGGCGTGTGGTCTCAAGCTGTTATTAGCATGACATCTACTCAATTAAAAAAGAGCAGACGTTGGAACAGTTTGATGTTAACTCAAAAAGTTAATGGTCCATCGGGAAGTTTTACTCCACCAACATACGCTATGATTTATAAACTTACTACTGTTAGTGAGTCTAATGATCGTGGTAGTTGGTTTGGGTATCAAGTTGAGAAAGCAGGTCAAGTTGAGGACGCTGGCATTTATAATGAAGCAAAATCATTTTCAACCGCAGCATCAAGAGGAGATGTCGAAGCTAAACCTACTGTAGAGGGAGAGCCTATAAAAGAGGCTCCACAATCTAACAATACAGAAAGCAACGAAGACGTACCGTTTTAGGTAAGTCTTCTACTTTAAACTGGAGGTTTAGTGGAGAGATTCAAATCTATATTTGAAGGCTTAGACGTGGCTTATGGTCAGCACCAATCCCAAGGGAAACGTGCTGACGGTAAGCAAGAAGGCAAATCTTACATCGTCAAGCAAGAAGTTAAAGATGAGTTATGGTCAGAACACCTTGATGGTAATGGTCCCTCGTTAGGAATCATTCCTATTATGGCAGATAATACAGTTCGTTGGGGTTGTATTGATATTGACACATATCCAATTGATTACAAAAAAATTATAAATAGTATTAGAAATTTACAATTACCCTTAGTCCCTTGTAGGTCTAAGAGTGGTGGCATGCATATATTTTTATTTCTTAAAAACCCAGTATCCGCCAGATTAGTACGAGAGAAATTACGAGAGGTTGCATCTGGTCTCGGATATTCCGCTGTAGAAGTATTCCCCAAGCAATCAACCATACTAATAGAAAAAGGAGATCTAGGTAATTTCCTAAATCTTCCATATTATAATTCCAAAAGTACAACGAGATATGCCTATAAAGATGATGGAACAGCAGCAACCTTGCCAGAGTTCTACTCCTTATACGATAAATATGTTGTAGAAGAAATAGACAAAGTTGCAATCCAAGTATCTAATGAAGTCATAAAGGATGGTCCACCTTGTTTACAACAATTATGCACACAAGGATTTCCAGAAGGCACACGCAATAATGGATTGTTTAACATAGGTGTATATCTACGTAAGTTTGATCCAGATAATTGGAAAACATTATTAGAAAAATATAATCAAGATTATATGACACCGCCCTTATCGGCATCAGAGGTTGTCACAGTTCAAAAACAATTAGAGAAAAAAGAATATAGTTATAGATGTAAAGAACCACCTATTAATTCTTACTGCAATGCAAAAATATGCAGAGGAAGAAAACATGGCATAGGCGGTAATGGATCATCGTTAGAGTTCAGTGCGCTTACTAAATTAGAAACAGATCCACCAGTTTGGTTTTTAGATGTTGGTGATGCGCGTATGGAATTACAAACAGAGGAATTACAGATACAAACTAAGTTTCAGAAAAAATGTATGAACAGTTTGAATCATATGCCTCCTTTAGTAAAACAGTCAGTATGGCAGGAAATAATAGAAAGATTAATGATTAATCTTAATACTATCCCTGTTTCTGATGATGGGTCATTGGCCGGTCAGTTTGAAGCTCACCTCCAGGAGTTTTGTACTGATCGCGCCCAGGCTCTGAATCGTGATGAATTATTATTACGCAAACCATGGACCGAAGATGGTATCACATGGTTTAGGTTAAAAGACCTACAAGATTATCTTACACGCAATAAGTTTACATACTTTAACACAGGTCAACTTGTACAAGCGTTAAGACATTTAAAAGGTAAGAGTGAGAAATATAATTTAAAGGGTAGAACAGTGAGAGTGTGGGGTGTGCCTGCATATCAACAACAAGATTCTGCATTTGATATAAAGGAGGTTGATGGTGCACCATTCTAAAACTAAAATAATACTTGGACCACCTGGCACAGGTAAGACACATAACTTATTAAACTTAGTGGAAGAAGAATTAGCCAAGGGCACTCCACCTGACCGTATAGCTTTTGTGGCATTTACCAAAAAAGCGGCAACCGAGGCTCGTGACCGGGCAATGAAAAAGTTTAATTTAGAGGAGCAACATCTTCCATACTTTAGAACTTTGCATTCATTTGCTTTTAATCAATTAGGATTAACAAAATCAGAGGTTATGTCACGTGATAATTATAAAGAGTTTGCACAGACATTTGGTATGGATTTAGGATCTGTTGCTGATGGTACAGAATCTGGTGGTGTAGTAACAACAGATAATATTTTAATTAATGAAATAAATTTAGCACGTATGAAATGTATGGATTTAGAGCATCATTATAATGAATCTAATTTACAAGATATGTCTTGGCATTCATTGTTACGTGCACAAAGATCATTAGAGGAATTTAAAAAGAAAAAAGAAATATTTGATTTTACAGACATGATTGAATTATATTTAGATTCTGGTCCAATACCAAAACTAGAAGTAGTGTTTGTAGATGAAGCTCAAGATTTATGTAAATTACAGTGGAGAATGATAGCCAAAATAACACAGAATGCGAGAAAAGTTTACATAAGTGGTGACGATGATCAAGCTATATATAATTGGG